CTTACTATTAATAGGATATTTATTTAACTAACCACAATTATTTAACTATCGCTCACAATAATATTTTAAAAGCTACTAAATAAAATTTTTGCTCATATTTCCTTTCACTGTATGAGACTTTTATTTCCCTCCCCCTCTCCCTCCCTCCAATCCTTTCCAACATATTCCGAGAAGTTAATTTGTAAGCGTCAGTCTTCACATTGCCATCTTCATTTACCTCATTGTGGTGTTACCTTTTTATTTTGTTTTGTTTTGCTGTGTTTAATGCAAACACAGTGTACATATAATCTTTTCTATATTTTCGATAGTTTCTATCATTTATATTTTAGTTATTTTGTAACAACTAGTAATTTAGTAATACATAAATCGCACGTAACGGCAGTATGTTACATTCAATATTTGACTAGGTTCTCTTTGGTTGGTAACCCCAACATTTTCATTTATTGTTCATTATACTATGGTTTAAGAGGAATATGGTCCGCGGTTTGCCTAGAAATTAATCGCTTTGTAGTTCTTAGTCCTGTTTTTAACGCTCTAACTTCTTTTTTTTTTTATGTATATATGTACTTATTGTATTCATCTACTGTCTTTGTTATTACAACTTTCGCTGTATATATTTTACAAATTCAAACCGATAATTTTAATCGCTTCATGTATATATTTATGTCATTCTTTCTTGTATATAACTTTTATGCCAATTGGTTTTTCAATCTTTTTATTATGTATATGTTAGTAGATATTCTCATTCCAATTCGTTTAGTTCCAGTCTTAACTAGAATCTATTTATTATTACTACCTAGTGTGGATACACTTTTCATTCAGAAAATAACATCGTATCTGAATGTTAAGATTTTTACTCAGAGTAATACAGCTTTTGAGTTTGAGAAAGCTTTCTTAGATGAAGGCAAATCGAAACCCAAACGCAAAAGAAAAGTTGTTGACCCAGCTACTGTATTTCATGGTGTTGGGAAAATTTTCTCTTCACCTATCTATGATGATATTAAAATGCCTAAATGGTTATATAATATCACCTACGAACAAATTCCTGCCGTACTTGGATCGCTAACCACTTACGAGCCTCCTTTACCTAAGAATGTTTCTGAAAGTAGGGAGCAGAAGGAAAGAATCAGAGATCTTAATTTAGTTAGACTCAAATGGCAAACTTATACTGGTGATGTTCTTTTAAAGAAGTTCCTTGTACATACGTACACAGAAAATGAAACTCTTAGAGAAATAGTTACAGTTAATACTAAAGCCAACCTTCATTATCATTATGACCCACGTATTAATATTAAAGATTTTGATCCTAAGTTATTTATCTCTGAAAATCGAAAACCTGCTGTCTTCACTAAAGATGGAGATGGAATTTTCTTTAAGTTAACAGATTATGCTCATTCAAGATCTGCATTTATGACTCTTAAGAAGATCCATTCTATGCTTAAATCGATGGTTTACAGTCTTACTGATAAATATACTAAACAAGAAGTTTTGGATATTTTCGATAAGAAATGTTATGTCTGGCAATTTAATGCATTTGATCAAAAAGAGTGTGGAGCTGCTAAACGTAAAGGTAAATCTAAACTTGAAACATTTGATGCCAATAAACAATTTCAAATTGAAGCTCAAAAACTTTCCTGGTTAGTTCCTTATCTTAATCCTAACTACTTTCAATATGATTGTAAAGATATTCCTACGTTTATGCGTATTTTCCATCCGATGGTATGCGATCTTCGTTCAAAAATCTTTGCTTTTGTTGATGATTATTATGATATGTCCGTTTATACTAAAGAAGAGAGACAAAACTTAATTCGTATTCGTAATAAGTTGTTCTCTCAATATATGAGAAGTCCTGCTATTCAGCAACTGTTCTTAGAAGGATGGACTAAGGAGCAAGTTACAACTAAGATTTTTAATGAGCATTTCGTTGATATTCAGAAATCTGCATATGCCGCCACTGGTACTGCTCTAGCTGAGATTCAAAATCGAGTTGATAGAAGTATCTCTGTTTTACACCATCGAGATAAATATGCTGCTATGGTTAGTTCTTTTGAACAAGAATCTGAACAACTTCCTCCAGCACATGTTTATATTCCTGAAGTGCGCAATACTACTAAAGTCAGAAAGCAAGTTGTTGTTGATGATGATGGCTGGGTAACTGTACAGAGCAAATCTCACCTACATTCAGCAGGCTGGTTTACTTTTATAGTTGCATTTTCACTTGGATTGACTTTTTATCTTAGTAAATTGATGGACTATTTTCAGTTAATGTGGATTCTTGGTGGGTATGGTCATAGAGCAAATAATGTTTTTACAAAATTTAACAACTGTATTACAGATCCTGTTCATTATCCTTTACCAGACGATTATAAGTTGTGCTTAGTAGAAATTAAAGCTATTTTACACACTCTTTATTACATTAATAAGAGAGATAGAGATTCTGCTTTAGCACATGCCAGTTATTTTGCTTGCACTAGACCAGAAGATATTATTAAATTTGTTAATTACATTTTCTCATCTGGCCTGGTTGATACCATTAAATATCCATTTGTTGTTTCATACAACTATATGGGTAGAAAACGTAACGTTAAAACCACTAGTTTCCATGATCATGTACATGCTTATGAACGTGATGCATATTCACATTTAATTCCTGATGAAACAGATGAGATAGATGTTGAATCGTTTGGAGATTACATTTCAATGGTCCCAGACTATTTAACTAATCATTTACCTATTCATACTTTAAAAGATATGAATGTACAATTTGCATTCATTAATAATGTTACAAAGTTCACCAGTAGTAAGATTGCTATTCTTAAAAATCTAGTCTCACTAGTTGGTAGAATGGTGTTTGCTATAGATCCATTTGATTGGGATTATCAAGAATACTGTCTGTCTATTATTCACATTCTTAAGGAAGTTGAGATAGCTATTATGTATACTCCCAAAAATAAAAATGATCGCGAAACAGCTTTTAAAACTATTAAAATTTATAAAGACGCTCAAATCATTTATCATAATCCACGATCTAATACTATTCCTAAAATTTTGTGGCAGCATTTTGAAACTAGATTTAAACAGTTAGAGACGATCGCTAAAGAGTGCCAGAACACTATGATTGGTGCTCGAGGTAGATATACTCCTATGCTCATTTTTCTCACTGGCTTTCCTGGTGGAGGTAAATCTGCATTAACCAATTTAATTCAAAATGATATAGTATATTTAGATCATCAAGAGGATCCTACGTTACCTGAAGAGTTCACTGACAATATGTCGTATTCTTTTAGTGGTGTTGAGAAATTCTTTTCCGGATATGCTAATAACAAGTTTGTTGTTTTAGATGATGCTTTTAAAACTGATGATAAAGAACATCGCACAACTCTTGCTGCTTTTCTAATAGATGCTATCAATACTAGTATATATCAATTGGATATGGCGGCAGTAGAAGATAAAGGTGTATGTTTTTTTGATTCAGAATATGTTATTATGTCTAGTAATATTGCTAATCGAGGAATAAAACATGTGAATTGGGATGTGGGATTAACAGATCCTAGAGCCTTAGACCGTCGTATTCGTATAGTTTTACATAAAGATACAAAGATCTCTGAACCATTCATTAACGATCGTTTTCGTATTGATAGATGTGTTGATGATCCTTCCTTAGAAAATACTTATATGTTAGCATCTGAAATTCCAACTATGATAAGAAACATGAGGAAGAAACAGTTAGTTAAAGAATCTACATTTAAATATACAACAGATTTTCTTAGAGAAATGCATTCTCACAAGATTGAAGATAACAACAATGATCCTGTACGCTTGCAAGCTGGAAAAGACGACAATCGTAATAATGTAGATTCCAGTCAAGAGATTATTTCTAGTTTACTGGAGTTACAACTTTATGAATGGTGGAACTCTCCTTATGTCAAATATTATATTATTATAGCAGTTATTATTACTCTTTTGGGTTCTAGTATTCCTATCTATAAGTTTATGTTTGCTAATAAAGAACAGTCATTTTATGATGATATGTCTTTAATGGTTCAATCACATGAAAAGAAATTTCGGTCTGGTGCACCTAAACGTAATCTCAAATACCATAAGATAATTAAGGCAATGAATACACGAACAGAGTCTAAAAATGTAGTTGTACAATCTTCTGAACAAAACTTCTATAAGAATATGATTAAAATGTCCTCTGCTATGGTTTATATAGGTGCTGCTTCTTACGTGGGTAGTTTTGAGGGAGAAAAAGATGCACAGGAGAGTGCAACCGGTTTTCATATAAAAAATGGGTATTTTTGTGTTCCTGCACATTTTTACCTTAAATTCGTTGATAAACCTTTTGTTCGCTTTGGCATGAAGACGTCTACTCATTCATATTTATTCGAAAAACCTGATGTAGCTATACGTATAGAAGATGAGGATATGGTTATCTTTAAAATTCCTATCAAAATAAATCTTCCACCGGAAATATACAAATATCTCATTCCAGAAGAAAAAATGTATCCTATACCAACTGGTAATCCACTCAAGATGCTAATGGTTACAGAATCCGGTGCACCAGACATACGTAATGCTACTATGGCAAACTTAACTAGTATGGAAGTTTACACTTGTGTAGGTGAACAGTTGATTGTTGAATGTCCTATAACTTATTGGGCACGTACTGAGGCAGGTAATTCTGGATCCTTGGTTGTCATACAAGATAATCAGGGTCAAGCGTTAGTTATCGGTATGCATGTTGCAGTTTGTAGAGATTATTGTATAGCCATTCCAATCTGTACATCCTATTTTGATCAAGTTATGGACATCATTACTACACAATCTAAAGGATTTCCACATGACGTTGCATATAAAGTTCCAATAGAAGAAGCTAATAATGCTCCTGCACATTCAAAATTTAAACGATCACCGTTATATGGTATATTTGGTGAACCAACATATATACCAGCTAAATTACGACCATTCCTTAAAGATGGAGTAGAGATTAATCCAGCGTATAAAGCACATGCTAAATTTCACCAGATAGCTACACCTAGTTTTGAATTACCAGAAAGTTTGATAGATTACTTATTTTACTACTACCCAAAGAAAGCATCGTCTAGAATTTTTACAATAGATGAAGCAATTTCAGGTATAGAAGGTGAGATTCCAAGTATCAATCATACCACATCCCCTGGTTATCCTTATAATTTAGTTCAATATCGTGCATCTTATGGATCTACTAATACTAAAGGTAAAGAACCCTACATTCATAATATAGATGGAGTTTATTCTTGTAATCCTCGTTTTAGAGAACATTTGGAAATGCGCTTAGCTCAACTTCTTAGAGGAGAACAGATTAGTTGTATCTATGCAGATCAATTAAAAGATGAACTTAGGGCTTTAGAAAAAGTAGAAGAAGGTAAAACTAGACTTTTTGGAATTGGCCCATTAGATAATACTATTTTTGTTCGTATGTATTTTCTCGATTTTATTACTTATATGCAAGGTATGTGTGTAGATAAACCCATCAGTATTGGTATTAATGTACATTCTACAGATTGGACTAGACTCTACCAGAGGCTGAATAGTTGCACTGGGTCTGTGATTGCTGGAGATTTCAGTAATTGGGATGGTGTGTCCCCTGCATTTGTTGCTAAGTTTGTTTGCAGATTTATTAATGAATGGTATGATGATGGACCGATAAATGCACGTGTTCGAGAATTACTTTTTGAGCATATTTATAATCCTTATCGTATTTTCCAAGATATGGTATATCGTATTATTGATGGCACGCCTTCAGGCTCGGGATTAACAGGACCTGGCAATTCGATCGAGAATTTAACTATGACTTTGTATATATTGATTTATGTATATAAGTTACGGTTGGATCAATTTCAACTTGCCTTTTATGGTGATGATAATTTAATAACGATTTCAGAGCCAGGATTTACTGTGGAGGGTTTTGCTGAACATTATAAAAGATACTTTGGCATGACTTATACCCACTTTTCTAAAAAGGAACATATAGGTACAGATACATTAGCAGATATTCGATATTTAGGTCGGAAATTTGTTAAGTCTGATACTGTTTATTTAGCTCCTTTAGATTTACCTGTTACCTTAGAATCAGTTTATTGGACTAAAGGTGGCATTACGCAAGAACAAGTCTTGCTCTCTACAGTGGATTCATTATTCACTGATTTGTTCCATCACGGAAAACAAGCATACGAAAGTATATCTATGAGATTCTTAGCCGCAGTGCAGGAACGGACTCCAGAATTATATACTGCGATACAACGTCGTAATTTACCTTACTTCGAATTATGGTCGCGTAATTATATTAGGGAGTCTACCAAGAATGGTTTCTATCTCATAGAACCGCTGGAGAGCACTTAACTCATTGTAATTATTATTGCTGATATTTCAAACACACGTAACCAAGAGTTTACAGAACGTGGGGTAAATGAACCTCCCCCAACCCAAGAGGTCGAACTAGGTCACTACCATGATGTCGCACCAGTGCACTCATCGGCTGTGAATAATAGGGTTATCCAAGAACCCCAGCTAACTACTAATCTGGAAGATTTCACTATGGATAATAGTTTAGCTCGTGAATACCTGATAGATACACAAACTTGGACTACTTCACAAGCATCTGGCACTTTAATAGCTAAGTATGATTTTCCTAACGTTTTATTCGCAGAGAATTATATTGCAGCCAAAATTGCAGATTTTGCTAAGTTTAAAGCAGGTATTCGATTTTCCTTCCGAATTATTTCTAACAAATTCCTTTATGGAAAACTAATATTATATTATCACCCTAATAAAAATTTTCTGCCTTCAGCTGCAGCGCTTGATACTGATCAAATGATTGCTAGTGGATTACCTCATTGTTTAGGATCTGCTTCCTCGGGAGATGCTGTTACACTAGATGCATCTTTTACTAGTCAGTTTCGATTTTTAGATATTAACAGTTTTACTGCTGGAGAAATGGGAACATTTTATCTTATGGTTTTTAATCCATTGACAGATGTTATGGGTCAAGTGTCCACTGCACAAATTCTCATTACAGCTCAATTTTTAGAACCGAAGATGTTTTATCCTATCACTCTCACTAGTAAATCTGATGACTTTGAAGCTGCTTTTGCTCGTAAAGTTACTACTCAGTCTTCTAGCGATTTTCGTTATCCTGGATCTCCAACCTCTTCCGGCAAGAAACTTATCTCAGTTGCATCCATGCGTTCGCAGGCTTCTTTGCAAGCTAAACGTCCACAAGAAGCTGCGAAGAAAGCTTCGTCAGGAACAATTTCAGACACACTCGAGTCACTATCCGATGTTTCAGCTGCACTCTCATGTGTACCTCTAGTAACTCCTTATGCTGGATTGTTTTCTATGGCTGCTAAAGCAGGCGCTAATATCGCACGTGTTGAAGGCTTAGATAAACCAACTACACTGGCAGTTACAGATGTAATCAAAGTTAATGCTTACGCTGATATCAATTATGGTAAAGGTGTAGATTTAGGCGGGAAAATAGCTTTTGATCCCGAAAATAGAATTACTTCAAAACCTATCGTTGGTGGTATTACTGCTGATGAAATGGCTTTTGATCATTTTGCTGGTACTCCCCAATGTGTTAATCAAGTTACTCTTACCAAGGCTGCTGTTGGTACTACTCCAATAGTTATAAGTCAATTGAATTCAGATGAATTATGTTATGCAGATCAATTGAGTCACTTCTTTCAATGGTTTTCTTGTACTTACAAGTATAAACTTTATATCGAAGCCTCACTCTATCATTCTGTTAGATTAGTTTTCTGGATTAATCGAGGTAATACAACAACTGAATGGGTTAATTGTTATCATAGAGTCTTGGATGTTCAAGGGAATACAGAATTAGAACTTTCTATTCCTTATTTATCCAAATTGGTTATGCGTCCTAATGAAACTGGTATTATTAATGTGCTTAATTGTACAATCTTATCCTGGTCTCAACCTGTCGATGCAGTTGCTGCTCCTATTTATCTTAATTTGTATAAAGCAGCATCAAATTATCAAGTTGGTCAACTTAAAGATACTCGAGTCGTTGTTACAACTAGTGCTCAATCAGAGTTCGATCAGATTTTTCTTCAAAGCAATCCTCGCGCAGATTTTGCAAAAGATTTTGAGTTCCTTCACCCATCAATGACAGGTTATCAAAATGATGGTGTTATTTGTGGAGAACAATTTAAAAGTCTTAGGGATATGGTACATATGATGACTCCATATGCCTTAGCAGGAGGTGCTGGTGCAGCTTGGCCTATACACGCTACTTATGATGTTGACCCAACAACCATTGCAGGACAGAAGATTTATTTGGGATTTGAGCAATTATCTCAATTCTTTGTTTTCTGGCGTGGATCCATAAGAATGAAATTAATTTTACGAAATGTTTCAACTTCTAACAATGGTGCACTAATTTTTAAACGGAATACTGGGCAAATTTTGCATGGTGCTTCGGTTTCAACTTTAGTTAATCCTGTATTAGAAGCTGAAGTTCCTTATTATTATAATACTCTTATGCTTCCAACTCAAACTAATGGAAATGATGTCATCCAATACGAATTTGATAACATGGCAAATTTTCGTTACTTGTGGAAATCTGCAGGTGATGATTATTCTTTACACTTCATGTGTCCTCCACTACGAGGTTTTGCAATTCAAGACCAATATACTGGTTCTACAACCGGGTATGAAGGCTTTGTCACATTCATTGGATAATTTTTATTTCTACTTTTATACTTTAACAAAAGTAACGCGTATACTTCAATCTGGAGTGCTAACAACTATTTACAGTAAATAGAAACTTAGTGGTACTCCTTGTTGTATTCGATAATTTCAACGGTTTTTTAACGTTTATTAACCGTTTTCAAGTTTTA